ATGAACAATCAACTTGAAATACTGACACTGCCTCCATTCTTGCTACAATACATTCAACCACACAAGGGAGACACTTTCAGTGACTGACGAGCAACGCATCGAAATGGTTCACGGACAAATGGAGCATATTTTTGCACTTTGTCAAAGTTTTGCAGAGGTTGAGGAAGAGAACAACTGTCTTGCTCTTTATGAAGAGTATGAGGAGTGGATAGTTGCAGAACAAGAGGAGGGTAGTTATGAAGTTATGTGGGCTCCTAACTTTACTCTTATCAACTAAGGAGATATTAATATGAATGAAGAGGACATCCGACAGTTTTGCAATGCATTTGAGGATTTTATGAAACATGCTGACATGGAGATGAGTAAGTATGTGTATGAATCACCAGATGGTGGTAGAACTGTTTATAGGAGGAAGCATGGTGATGATGTACAGGAAGAGATTGGGAATATCTATGAGCAGAGAGCAGCAGAGTTAGAGGTTACTGTTGATTATTATATGTCAGAGTTTCTATGATGACTGAAGAAGTAAAACTCCATCTGGCATTAATGCAAACACACAATATGATTAAGTTACTCAAAGGAAATGTGTATGAGAATTATATGTGTGGAAAGTTATATGGAATTAAGTATGAGTTAGAGCGTCAGATACAGTTGACTCAGACATCTAAATATGATAAACTTACTGAGCAAACACCAAACCAAGAATGAAATCTTTATACATTGTTGACTACTGGGTGCCATTTCCTTCTTCTGAGTATGGAGGTGTAATTAATCTGATTGCAGAGAATGACACTGAGGCATTTACAATTCTTGCTGATGAACAAACGTATGATGATGAGTATAATCATTTAATTATGTCTAATGTTGTCAGTGCTCAGAAGTTTACTCTCAAGGATGAATATGAGAGTGGTATTATTGATTCTTTTACAACTTAAACAACTATGGAAACTTTATATCGCATCGAAGAATTGTGCACTAATGATTGGAACGTAACTTTTGCTAGTGATGTCAAACTTACAAAAGAGCAAGCAAAAAAACGACTTGAAGAATTGCTTGCAGAAGGATACAATCCCAACCGACTCCGTGCTGTGCCTGATACCCCATAAACCACCAAAGAATTATAGTTATGAGTCAAGAAAGCACAATCGCCTTTTTATTAGTATCTGGTTGCATTGTCATCGTAGGTTTGTCTATAATGGTGGTGCTTCAACTTATACCATCTGGGGATTCTATAACACCAAAACAAAACAATTCCATGCCCCAATCAATTCTAAAACAATAGGAGATGTAGTAGAGATTAACGATACATCTCCTTATACTTCTATGCCCTTAAATCTTAATCCTTTAATGCAATGCCTTATGACCCCAGTGTAGATGATTATGTAAGGTGGAATAAAGAAAAACATTCAGTAGAAGGATGGGTGTATTATAAGGACTCACAATACATAACGATTGAGATTGGAGTAAGGTGTAAGGATAAAGAAGATATACAACATTGTCCAATACATCATAAGACTCATACATTAGTATTGTGTTTCCCAGAGTATTATCATCAACTACAATACATTAAGTCAAGAGCAAATAAATATGATGAGAAGTAATCAACACCAACAGTGAAAACATTTCAAGAGTTTATTACTGAAGTAGAAGCATCTAGTAATAATATAAGAAGTCTTGCACCTTATAGAATAATGCCACCATTGAAGACTAAGGATGGAAAACCTAATCCATCACCTCAAAGGTTTCTGATTAACCCTAAGACAGGATTAGGACCAACTGCACAGAGTAAAACTCTTATACCCTAAAAAAACAATTTTATACTCTTTTTAACCCCTTTTTAGGGGTTTTTTATTAATTAAATATGTTTTTTAATATAAATTGCTTTCTTATGTGTCTCAATAAGTATTCATAATAAGACTGGATAATGATAAGAAATCGTATCATAATACCCTTCTAAAACCCTTCTAATCCTCTCCTAATCCTTATAAAAACTCCACTAAAACCCCTCTAAAACCTTATAAAAACTCCACTAAAACCCTTCTAAAACCTTATAGAAAGGTCACCTCCTTATGCAAGTTTAGCACGTTAGCACAAAGACGCACAGTTTGTCAAGTTGCTCCCCTGCGAAAATGTCAGGAGACCCACAAAAATCTAGTCGAGAACTTATAAATAATGGTTATGAAACTCGTCGAGATCCGTTGATTTCCGTCGAGATTCGTGATATAATATCCAAGTAACCATCAGATCTCGACGAGACTTATGTACGACGATTACGATCTCGACTATACGTTTGGAAACGATTATAATCTCGACGAGGATACGTACTACGAGTATCATGCACAACTCGACGTACAAGAACTCGACGAGGACTATGCACATAATACGCAAGATCTTGACGCACTTGCGTATAGGCATTATGCGTGATACGATCTAGCACACACATATGCACCCATCATGCTAACACATAACAAGCGCCTAGTAAGTATAACACTAGACATCATGTGTTATGATGATTTAGATCTACAAGATCTAAATTGGAGAGATTTGTTACACCTCCATAGTGACGAAGATATTAACATTAACATAAAAGAATTTGAAATGGAGATATAATGTGCCACTTTGATTAGTGTCACATCGTTATATCAATACGAATTCATAGTATTATACTTTTATGATACGAATTCGTATTGGTATCGTAGCAAACTAAAATTATTTTATCGCGGGAGCAGTGACGACGTTTGTCATCATCAGGGCTACCCCGCCCCTCCTTCGGTTGTGCACGTATTGTAAGACCCCCAGACCCCCACTGTGGACACCTTGTGCCAGTTCGTTAGGTGTCCACTAAGTGCCCCACACCCCCTGGATCCGTGGCATCATTACTGCATGACAAACACCTACGACATCATCTGCCCCTCTGCTCCTGAGGAGAACGAAACCACCACGGACCTGGACCGTGCCATGCTGCTTTGCCTGGACCTGTCAGAGGAGTTCGGGTATGCTGAGATCCGTGATGCCTTCGGCAACATCGTCGGAGACTACGGCGACCCTTCCACCTTCCTGGTGTGACAGTCGGGGGAGTGTCCACCATTCTCCCCATTGACCCCATCATCGTCTATTCTATTCTCAAGTCAAACGACCTCACCTCTCATGCGTAAGATCGAAACCCAGATGAATGATGCTATCAGCAACAATGCTGACTGGCAGTCTGCCAACACTCGTGTAGAGTTTGATGCTGATACTAACGAGTCTAAAGTGTATCTGCACGGCAACCACATTGCAGACGTGGGTGATGATTACATCCGTCTATTTGATGGTGGTTGGCAATCTAACACTACCAAGTCCCGTCTCAATGCTATTCTTTCGGAGCATGGAATCCCTGGTGAGGGTGTATTTCAAAAGGACTTCAATTGGTTCATTCGTTTATACAATGGCACTGAGTTCTTCACCACTGAGTTTCGTAATGGCATGAGACTTGGTGCCCTTGCTACAACTGACCTGCTGGTCTGAGTTATACTTAAGGGGGGCACATTGCCTCCCTTTTTTTATACTTTCTTTTTTACCGGAGAGTCTACCTTCATCCTAGCACGCTCCCCCCACCTATCCCGGACCGTGTGCCACTTTTCAGACTGTCCACTCATACCCCGAAACCGTCCGACCCCGTGCTTATAATGATGACATGAAGAAAACACCCGACCTCAATGCCATCATGGCAGACTACACTCAGCAGGTCATCGCTGAGAATCGCCGTCGTCAGGCAATCCGTGATGCTGCCGCTGCTGACCCTCAGGCATGGTTTGCCAAGTGGGAAGCAACCCGACCTCAGGGACAGTGGGGACGCTGGCACATCTCCGACCGTGACTGAGTGCGGCGACCCTGTAGAATACTCTCAACAACCACAAACGACATGACCGCAACCACTTTCAACGGATGGGCAAACTGGGCGACCTGGAACGTTGCCCTCTGGATTCAGAACGATGAGGGTCTGTATGGTGCCGCCAAAGAGTGCCGCACGTATCAGGACCTGGTTTCCATGCTCCGTGAGTGTGGCAGCAAAGAGACCCCAGACGGTTGCCGCTGGGATGACCCCGCAATCGACGGAATCGAAATCAACGACATGATGGCAGACCTGTGACAATCTGACAGGTGGTACACATCCGACAGGGTGCCACCTCAATGCCCTATAATTAAACACATCGGAGGGCAACGGACCCTCCACCACTCTTCCGACTCATGACCCTGACCAACACTCTTGAGATCCTGACCTCCTACGTCATCAAAGAGACCAACCGCTATGTTGCAGAGGAGTTCCGTCTTTATGGTAAGACTCTGCAACAGATCAAAGACGGTGGCATGGAGACTGCAGACTTCACAAAGATCTTCCAATACATTGTGAATGAGGTAATCGAAGCAGGCATTAAGACCCTGGGCATTGATGGCAAACGTGAAGAAGTTGCTGGTTACGATTACATCATCGAAGGGCAACCTGTTGAGTTTAAGTTAATGGGAGGTGCCTCTAAATCCTCCTTTGCTACGGGTAACAAAACCTCCCACTTTGGGGGTGCTAAAACTAACCTTGTGTGGAGCATTAAGTACACTTTCAACGACAATCAGATTGATACTTTCGGCATGGTGCTGATTGACACTAACCTGACCGAATCTAACGTGTGGAATGCATCCTCTGGACGTAAGGATTCGTTCTCTCAACTGCAACTGATTGTGGGTGAGGAAGATTGCATCCTGACGCAAATGGGTATCATCAAACCTGCTGCAAAGTATCTGCAATTCGTTCCTCTCCCCACTGAAATCCTTCTGGGTGAGGGTAACACTGTGCTCTCTGAGTTGCTGGGTTGAGTTATACTTAGGGGGCAGTGATTGCCCCCTATTCGTTATGCTTATGTGTGCGTGATTTGGCAGTTGTTTTATATTTAACGTTTTGTAACGGGGGGCGCGTTAAGCCCCCGTTCATAAAACCCCAACCTCCCCTAAGCTATAAAGTGTTACACTCACCAGATCAATATAAAACTCACAAGTTTTCTATATAAAATCAAGAGACGAAAACATGGAAATGCAAAAAAATCCGGAGGAAAATTTTACGACTGTAGAGGTCGATGCAATTACTGGGGAGTATTATATAACGATACCTGAGTGGGTATTGAGTGAATTTGAGTGGTATGAAGGCACCCAGATAAACATGGAGGTTGAGGGAGACTGTATAGTGATAACCGAAATAAAAGACTGATATTGACTTTGACTAGATAATACTGTATGATACTGAAGTAACGTTACTTACTTATGGCTAAAGGATTTACTGTAAAAGCAAAAGCACCGAGCACACAGGGACGCGAAGCATCTGAGTGGGATTACGACAAGGCACGTGAGATGGTAAAAGGGAAGGCAATTGTCTTCTGTCTACCTGGGAGAGGTGTTTCGTATACGTATCTCAAAAACTTCGTGCAATTGTGTTTTGATTTAGTGCAGGCAGGAGCAAGCATTCAAATTTCGCAAGATTATTCATCGATGGTAAACTTTGCAAGATGCAAATGTTTAGGTGCGAATGTGCTGCGAGGACCTGACCAAATTCCCTGGGACGGGAAGTTAAAGTATGACTATCAGTTATGGATTGATAGTGATATTGTGTTTAATACTGAGAAGTTTTATCAGTTGGTATTGATGGATCAGGACATTGCCAGTGGATGGTATATGACTGAGGACGGACGTACGACGAGTGTTGCACACTGGATGGAGGAAGATGATTTCCGAAACAATGGTGGAGTAATGAATCATGAGACTGGTGAAACGATGTCACGACGTAAGAAGCCATTTACTGTTGACTATGCAGGATTTGGGTGGTTGTTGATTAAGCACGGAGTCTTTGAGCATGAGGAGATGAAGTATCCTTGGTTTGCTCCTAAAATGCAAGTCTTTGAATCTGGGGAAGTTCAGGATATGTGTGGAGAGGATGTAAGTTTCTGTCTGGATGCAAAGGAAGCAGGCTTTGAAATTTGGTGCGACCCTCGTATCAGAGTTGGTCACGAAAAGACAAGGGTAATTTGATACGATGACAGAAAGGTATACAATTCTCCATAACAACAAGGTCTTAGGTGAGAACTTGACGGAGGAGGAATACTTTGATATGATGGAGGACCTGTCGGTAGAGTTTTATCAGACAGGTTTTCCAAGACCACAAGAACTTGAAACTAAGATTACTAAGGAGTATTAATTATGGCTATGCGTAAAGGTGGTGGTTATGTGGAGGGAGCTCCTAAGAAAACTCGTCAAGGAGCGGGATCTCATACCAAGTATGCTGCGTCTTCTCGCAATAAAGCACGGAAGAAGTATCGCGGTCAAGGCAAAGGTTAATATCAGGAGGGGGATGACCCCTCTTTTTTTATGAAAATAAATACGAATAAGGGATAGCAACCCCTCTAAAAGTTCTGATTTTTATAAATCAGGAGCTAAAAATGGGACAATCACCTGTCGATCGTAATAGAGACTATATGAGAGAGATGTGGGGCACGGATCGTCTTGCCTCAGATTATGGTTCGATGCAAAACATTAATGTATATGAGGAGAAGAAGCAATTTCTTCAAGAGATTATGGACTATGAGAAGACACATGACTTAAAAAAACAGTCAGAATTACATGAAAAGATTCGTAATGATGATGATTATGATGATTGGGAGTATGGCACAGAGCCAAATTATGGAAATCCTTGGTCTTGAGCATAAATAAGTCAAGAAAACCTTCTGATCAATGGCAGTCACTCGGATATCAAGAGCATTTAAGGACATTAGTTTGTCTTTTGACCCTCATCCGGTGACAAAAGACCTACCTATTCTTAAAAATGAGAATGCAATTCGTCGTTCTGTAAGAAATTTGGTTGAAACTATCCCTACAGAGAGGTTTTTTCAACCTCTTTTAGGGTCTGATGTAAGAGCAAGTCTCTTTGAGTTTGTTGATTATGGCACGGCGAGTGTAATTCAGGACCAAATTCTTACAACAATCGAAAATTTTGAGCCAAGAGTGGAAAATGTTGAGGTTCAGGTCAATCCACAACCTGATGACAACACATTTGAATGTAATGTTATCTTTGATATCATTGGTCAGGACTTTCCGACTCAAGAATTTACATTTATCTTAGAGGCAACCAGGTAATATGCCTTTTACAAAGTTTACAAACCTAGATTTTGACCAGATAAGAGCACAAATTAAGGATTATCTCAGGGCAAATTCCAATTTTACGGACTTTGACTTTGAGGGATCTAACTTTTCTGTCTTAATCGACACTCTTGCCTATAATACTTACATTACGGCATTCAATTCCAATATGATTGTCAACGAATCCTTCTTGGATTCGGCAACATTGAGGGAAAACGTCGTATCTTTGGCAAGAAATATTGGTTATGTACCTCGGTCCAGGAGCTCCTCTAAGGCAAATATAACACTATCCGTGGTAACAGACACAAGTAGTCCTACACTAACCTTAGAGGAGGGTCTAGTGTGCGTAGGATCCGTTGAAGATAGTAATTACATCTTCTCAATTCCAGAAAGTATTACTACTGTAGTTTCTTCTGGCACTGCAACATTCTCTGGTATTGACATTTACCAGGGCACACTACTTAGAAACAGTTTTGTAGTTGATGGATCCCTCGATCAGAGATTTATTTTAAATAATTCCTTCATTGATACTGCTACAATCGTTGTAAAAGTTGATGAAAAGGAATATTCACGTGTTGATAATATTATTAACCTAAATTCTGACTCTGAAATCTATCTTCTTCAGGAAGTTCAGGATGAAAAATATGAATTATTATTTGGTGATGGTTATTTTGGTAAGAAATTGACCAATGGCGCAGTCGTTACGGTCACTTATATCGTTACTGACGGTGTTGAAGGTAATGGAGCATCTGATTTTGCCTTCTCTGGACGTTTAGTTGGTTCTTTAGATCAAATTGTAGGTCCAACATCAGTCACTGTAACAACAAATACTGCATCATCTAATGGTGGAGATATTGAAAGTATTGAATCTATCAAGTATTTTGCACCAAGACTATATTCATCTCAGTATAGAGCAGTAACTGCCCGTGATTATGAGGCAATTATTCAATCAATCTATCCAAATACTGAATCAGTATCTGTAGTTGGTGGTGAGGAATTAGATCCTCCACAATTTGGCAATGTAATTATTAGTATCAAACCAAAGAATGGTGATTTTGTTTCTGACTTTGACAAGGAAACAATACTTTCTAAATTAAAGAATTATTCATTGTCTGGCATCAATCAACAAATCATCGACCTTAAGGTTCTTTATGTTGAAGTTGACTCTGCAGTATACTATAACCCATCTCAGGCATCAACTCCAAATGATTTGAAGACATCAATTACAAATACATTGAATACATTCTCATCTTCAAATATTAATAAGTTTGGTGGCAGATTTAAGTATAGTAAGTTGTGTCAAACAATTGATAACGTTGATAATGCAATTACATCAAATATTACAAGAGTTATTCTTAGAAGAAATCTAAGAGCAGCAATTAATGAGTCTGCTCAGTATGAATTATGTTATGGAAATGCATTCCGTTATGTAAAAGAAGGATTTAATATTAAGAGCACTGGTTTCACTCTTTCCGGTAGAACTGGAACATTCTACATCACAGATACTCCTGGCGAAGATGGAATGGGTGTGCTGAGCATAGTAAGAGAACCTGTTGGTGCTGATAAGTATTTTGTTGAAATACAATCTGCAGGAACAGTTGATTATGTAAAAGGTGAGATTAAACTCAATACAATTAATATAACATCTACAGAAAAAGAAAATAACGTTATTGAGATTCAGGCATATCCAGAGTCAAATGATGTTATTGGACTGAAGGACCTTTATCTTAGTTTCTCAGTTGCTGATAGCAAGATAAATATGATAAAGGATACTATTACTTCTGGTGAACAGATATCCGGAGTCGGATATAAGACTACTTCTAGCTACTTAAACGGAGAACTAAAGAGGGTATAAGATGATAAAAACTGGATTTGAGACGAGGGTAAAAGTTCAACAAATTATTGAGAACCAATTACCAGAGTTTTTACGTTCTGAAAGTCCTAAATCGATAGATTTTTTAAAGCAATATTACATATCTCAAGAGTATCAGAGTGGACCTGCTGACCTTGCCAATAACTTAGATCAGTATCTTAAGATTGACAACCTTACCCCTGAAGTAATTAGTGGTGATATTACTCTTTCTGCCGATATTAATGATGAAGAAACTACAATAACAGTAAGTTCTACTAAAGGTTTTCCTGCAGAGTATGGTCTTTTTCAGATTGATGATGAGATTTTCACTTACACTAGCAAAACTCCATCAAGTTTTATTGGATGTGTAAGAGGATTTAGTGCTGTAACTTCCTATAAAACGGACTTAAATCCAGAAGAATTAATTTTCAGCACATCAAAAGCAGCATCACATACTGCTGGAGCAGATGTAAAAAATCTTAGTGCTGAATTTTTAAAAGAGTTTTATAAAAAATTAAAATATACATACACACCTGGATTAGAAAATGTAGAATTTGTATCTGATTTAGATGTCAATAACTTCATCAAGGAAGCAAAGAGTTTATATGAATCAAAAGGAACTGAAGAATCTTTCAAAATTCTTTTCAATGTTCTTTATGGTATAACTCCAGAAATTGTTGACTTAGAAGATTATCTAATAAAGCCATCTTCAGCAAGATATTTAAGAAGAGAAAATATAGCAGTTGAAGTTATTTCTGGAGACCCAAGCAAGTTAAAGGGTCAGACAATTAGAAAATCTTCAGATTCAGAAACATTTGCTTCTGTTTCTGAAGTAGAAATATTTTCAAATGTAGGTGTTAGCACATATTATGGACTTTCATTGTTCGTTGGATATGACGACACTGATAGTAATCAAGGATCATTTGCAGTTCAACCAAAAGTAACTGCGATTAATTCTGTAAGTATAGGTGCATCTGTAATTACAGTAGATTCTACAATAGGATTTCCAAATTCTGGCACATTAATTTTTGGAAGCGATAAGATTAATTACACTTCTAAGACTGTAAATCAATTCTTAGATTGTACAGGTGTTGTTACAGAAATACCAATTAAAGGTGAGTTGCGTATTGACGAATCTTTCTATGGATATGAAGATGGAGATATTAACAAAAGGGTTGATGTACGTATAACCGGAGTATTATCTAATTTTAAAGGTACTAGTGATATTAAATTATTATCTACTGATCAAAAAATATATTTTAAAAATGTAGGTGAAAAGATTTTAAATCCAGAGTCTGATAAAACTTATAAAGAAATTTTTGCTAATTCTTGGACATATAATACTAGCCCAAGATATGCTGTAGATTACTACAATCCAAGTGATCTTAGATTCTTCTTGAAAGATTCTATTGTCAATGATATTACTTTAAGTGTTGGCGACACAGTACAAATTTTAGATGAAATATCCGAAACCACTTACAGTGAAAATGCAACTATTGATGCAATATTTAATGATTATGTAGTTTTAAGCAATGTTGGTTTTACCACAGAACATTTAAATAAAAATCTTTCTATTCGTAGAAATTTAAAAACTGCTAAAAGTTCTGCAACACCTATTAAGTATGGAAATGATGTTTTAGTTAGTGATGTTCAAAATCTCTACAATGAGAATAATGAATATTTCTATGTGGCATCAAATTCTTTGCCGTCATATGAGATTCAAGAGAGTGTAAAAAAATCTTCGATATCCACTGCAAATTCAACTACACTACAAGGATATAATTCTTCTACAGATAGGTATTCCATCATTTCGTTCGATAGCAGTGTAGAATTTTTAACTGGTGATAGAATATATTATAAACCAAGTAATGTTTCACTTATAGGACTTGAAGAGGGTGATTATTATGTAAAAGTTCTCTCTCCAAATAATAAAATAAAATTATATAAATCAAGATCATTAATTCTAAATGATAATTATGTTGAGTTTACTTTTAATAGTCAGGTTGTAGGATCTCACAATTTTATCTTATATTCCCAAAAAGATGAATTAATAAGTCCCCAAAAGATTCTTAAAAAGATACCTAACAAGAAAAATATCAAAATTGGCACCAAAGAAAATACTACTCCAGGTTCTACAGGTATTTTTGCAAATGGTGTTGAGTTAATAAACTATAAGTCTAGAGATAAAGTTTATTATGGACCTATTAAGGACATTACAGTATTCAATAGTGGTAGTGGATATGATGTAGTTAATCCACCTGATATATCAATAACATCTCCTTCTGTAGGAACTACGGCACTTTCTTATTCAAATTTAAGTGGCACATTAAAAGAAGTTATTGTAGATCCTCAAGACTTTGATGTCAATGAGGTTATATCAGCATCCTTAACAGGAGGAAATGGTAATGGAGCAGTTTTAAAACCAGTAGTAGAAAAGAGATATCGTGAAGTTGATTTCGATTCTAGATTAAATTATTTGGGTGGAGGTCTTGATGTTGAGTCAGAAACTTTAACCTTCTCATCTAATCATAATTTCTATAATGGACAACCTATTGTCTATAATAGAAACGGTAATACTGCTATTGGTGTGGGAACTTATGGAGCTCTCACATCAAATGAATTATCTACTGGCACATTATCTAATGGGTCAATTTATTATGCAGAAGTTGTTAATGACCAAACCATTAAACTTTATTATAGTTTGTCAGACTACAATAGTGGAATTAACACAGTTGGATTTACTACAGCAGGACCTAATGGTGCAGTTGCCTCAGGAATTCATAAGTTTAGAACATATGAAGGTAAGAATACCCTTAGATCCATTGTAGTGCTAAATCCTGGAAGCAATTATCAAAATAGAAAAATAATTGTAAAACCGGAGTCTATCTCTACAGCAAATGACACCATAACCTTTAAAAATCATGGATTTTCTGATGGTGATATCATAAACTACTCAACAACTGGAAGTGTAGTATCAGGATTATCTACAGATTTTAGTTACTATGTTATAAAGACTGATGACGATACTTTTAGAGTTGCAAGTGCTGGTGTTGGTGCAACCATATCATCAAATTATATTACAAAAAATTATGTAAACTTATCAAGTATTGGATCAGGATATCATACTTTTAATTATCCAAAAATTGAGGTAAATCTTAACGTAGTTTATGATGAAAATGTTGGTGTTAGAACTATTACAACAACTCCAGTTATTACTGGTGAAATAACTGATATTCATCTCTATGAGGAAGGTAGTGGCTACGGCACAGAAATCATCAATTTCCACAAAAAACCAGATATCATCATATCTTCTGGAAACGGAGCAGAAATTTCTCCTATTATCAGCAATGGTAGAATTTTAGACATCAATTTATTAGTTGGTGGTAGTGGATATTCATCAGCACCAGAATTAATTGTTAACGGTAGTGGTGTAGGTGCTAAGCTGAGGGCAGTTGTTTCTGGTGGATCAATAACTGATGTAATCGTAATTAATCCTGGTGCCAATTATGATTCGAATACCACTATTAGTGTAGTTGCAAGAGGATCTGGATGTTATGCGGAAGCAAATGTTAGAGATTTAACTATTGATTATCATTCAAGATTTGGTGAAGAGATTATAATAGAAAACAAGAATAATAATCAAGGTTTAGAGTATGGAATTTTAAGTTATGGATCTAATATCAGAGACAAGTTTTCTGATAATGGATCAAATCACTCCCCAATTATTGGTTGGGCTTATGATGGAAATCCAATATATGGTGCTTATGGTTATTCCAATCCTTTAAGTAATAGTTCCAGTCTAAAAGTTATGGAGAGTGGTTATACGACAGCATCAGTAACTGATAGACCTTCTTCTATTGTTTCTGGTTTGTTTGTTGAAGATTATGAATTTGTTGGAGGAAAAGACCTTGACGAATATAATGGAAGATATTGTGTAACACCAGAATTCCCTAATGGTGTCTATGCATATTTTGCCTCATTAAATACGACAACTTTATCTCCATCATTCCCATATTTTATCGGTAACAGTTTTAAGTCTCTTCCTGTTAAACAGACAATAAATCAAGATTTTGATTTCAACAATTCAAATCTTATAAGAAATACTTTCCCATATAAAGTTTCTGAAAATAATTCCAGTAATGATTTTATTGGAACGCCAGATAATTTAATAAAATTAAAGTCAAATGTAGATTCTATTATTGAGGGAGATGTAAATGATTTAGAAGTAACTGCATCTGGTGATAATTATGCCGTTGGGGATAAAGTAGTATTTGATAATTCCAATACTAGTGGAGGAGGTCTTTCTGTCCAAGTTAAGACTCTTAGTGGCAAAACTATAACAAGTGTAGTAACTACTGCTGATACATATCAGTCAGCAAAGGTTATTTGGGAAGACAAAAATACGGTTTCCTTATACATTGATGAAGTCAATCAAGTAAATGACCAAGATAGTATAGTAGTATCAAATACTTCATCTTTTGTCAATGGGTTGTCGGATAGTCATATTGCCAATGTTTCTAATGAAAGTGTTTATCTAATAAAAGAAGTCCCAAGTAATGCTGTATCTGGTGTTGTAACCGACATTTATATTTCTAGAATACCATCTACACTATCAGTAGGGTCTTCACTTTCGATAGGTGATGAGGTTTTATCAGTCATCAATATTTTCCCAGATAATAGTGTTGTAAGAACTTTAAGAGGAATTAGTGCAACGGCACATTCGCAATCTGATGAAGTAAGTATTCTAACAGGAAAGATTATCTTAAATCTAAGCACACCATATTTTGAATCTAAGTTAAATGATAAACTTTATTTCAATCCATTACAGTCGGTTGGATTTGGAACTCAAACTGGAATTTCATCAAGTTTAAATTATGAAATTGGTGATATAACAAAAGTTATTTCTATACCGACACAAAGCATTTATGCACCAAATCATAACTTTAAAACATCGCAGAGTGTAGTATTTACTTCATCTGGTAATCCAATTAAAGTTTCTACAACTGGTACTGGTGGTGTATTTGATTTACCACAAACATTATATGTGATTAATAAGTCTAAGGACTATATTGGTCTAACAACGACTGTTGGACTAACAACAAGCACTGAGGGATTATATTTCAGATCATTCACTGCTAATGGTGATGATACTGATTACCAATATTCACTTGAATCTAACTTTACACAGGTAACTGCAAAGGTTGAAGAGATAAAATCTGAAGTAACTACTTTAACAAATCATTTACTGCAAGATGGTGATAAGGTTAACTTAACGGTAATACCGAATCAAACTACTGGAATTGGAACTTATTCTGAAGTAACAGTTAAGTATAATTCGCAATATAATAAACTACTCATAAATCCGATTAGTTTTGAATCTGGTGCAGTTGACGATACAAATAATACCATATCTCTACCTTCTCACGGATTAATTACCGGAGATAAAATATTCTACGATTCATCAAGCACACTAATTTCTGGATTAGAAACGGGGTCATACTACATTAATAGAATTGATGATGATACCGTTAATATTTGTCAGACATATTATGATGCATTATCTTCACCACCATCTGTAATCGACTTTACTTCTACTGGAGGTACTGGACAATCATTGTCTCAAATCAATCCATTATTTAATATTATTCGTAATAATAATTTACTTGTTAATTTAGAGGATTCATCATTGTCTGGATATGATTTCAAAATTTACACCGATGAAAATTTCTATAATGAATTTGTTTCCGTTGGGTCTTCCACATCATTCAATGTAATAAAATCTGGAACACCTGGATCCTCTGGTGCTTCATTAACATTGAATTATGGTAGTGATTTACCAAACATACTCTATTATAACTTAGAAAACTCTGGCAATTCTATTATTAATGATAAAGATGTAAATGGAGCATCTAAAATATTATTCAATGATAGTGAATATAATGGTGAATATGTAATATCAGATACTGGAAACACCACATTTAAGATATCATTAAAATCTTATCCAGAAAGTTTATCATATAATCAAAGTAATACTAATACATTGAAGTATTCCACATCTTCCACAAATGCAAGAGGTGGAGTTGATTCCATAAAAATCAATTCAAAGGGATTTAATTATGATACATTGCCAGAATTTGCAAGTATTACTTCTTCTTCTGGTCTTGGTGCCGAAATTAAACCAAAATCGGATAATATCGGAAAATTAAATCAACTTACCATAGAAAATTCTGGATATAATTTCTCAGCCGATAAAACTTTAAATCCAGAAGCATTTATTTCACCGACAATTGAGTTAAGTAACAACAATACAATTAGTCAAATTGAAATTACTTTTGGTGGATATTATTACCAATCACCTCCAGATTTAGTTGTAGTAAATCCATCTACTGGAGATGTATATAATACAGGTATTCTAGAAGCTAGAATTCAAGGATCATCGATTAGTGAGATAGAAATATTGAATGTCCCCAAAGGATTATCCGATGAGGTTAGTAAGGTTTATGCAATTAATAATGATAATGGTGTTGGAATAGAAGAATGCACGGACTCAACCCCAGGTAATTTAACACTTATTTTATCAACACCAATATTAGGATTTGCAACTGATCCGTTTAAAATTGGTGACAAAGTATTTTTGGAAAATTTATTAGTAGATGAATCTATTAGTGGAGATGGATTCAACTCATCCGACCACAAATATAATCTATTCCCAGTTTTAAGTTATACAAATTCAAATCCAGCAGAATTAATTTTAGACATTTCAGATTATACTACAAATCCAGGAACAGCTCTAGTTGCTCAAAACTCTTATGCAACAGTAGTTAATTCGTCTAATTATCCAGTATTTACAGTAAAACAAACTTCAGTAGACTTTATTATTGATGAAATTCTATTAGTTTCAAATGGTGGCAATTATGTAGAAACTGACCTAATAGTATCTGAAAATACTAAAGATAGTGTAAAAATTTATGGAAACTATCTCTTGAAAAAAGGTGATGTTATTTTAGGAAAAAATTCTGGAAGTTTGGCAACAATTGAAAATATTACCTACAATAATGGAATTTTTGAAATTGATTATTCAAGTAAGAAAAATTTAGGATGGTCTAATGATACTGGCAAACTAAACACAGATTATCAGGTCACATCTGATAATGATTATTACCAAAATCTTTCATATTCAATAAAGAGTGAAAAAGAATATGAAGATATTGTAAATCCAGTAAATCGTCTACTTCACACCAGTGGATTGAAGAATTTTGCAGATACACAGATTATTAGTACCCCTCTCGTTGGATTAAGCACTAGTAATGTGGCTTCAGATTCTTCAAGTGGATCTATATTAGACATTTTTAGTGCTAGAAATGTGGAAACTATTAATAATTTTGATTTTGCACTTGATGTAGACTCATTTGAAGGAAAAACGAGACTTATACAATTCCAAAATAGAACATTATCAAGTTATACTGATTGTATATCAAATAGAGTATTACCCATTGACAATATTAACGAAGAGTTTTCTAACTCTGATGGAGATACATTATTGTATAAAGACATTATAAGTTATAATATTTTGGGTGGATATAATAAGTTTTTAGTACAGATTAAATCTATTGTTGGAACAGAATTGCAATCCTCAGAAGTTATATCATTACCATCCAAATCTAGTGATAGTGGTATAATCTTTGCAGAAAGAGGATCATTGTATAACACATCGACTGAAGTTGGTGAATTGGTAGGATTATATAACGAAATTACTAAAAAAGCAGTATTAAGATTTATACCTAGCAATCCTTTTGATACAAACTACGATATTAAAGTTTTAAGAAATAACTATTTAATTACTGAGGCTGGTATTGGTACACAATCTGTCGGTTTTATCAATTTAATAGGATCTAACGCAATAGTATCATCTGGTTCTTCTGAAACATTGTTTAGTGGAGATACTTCAACAGTATTATCCTTACTTGTTAATGCAGAGATTAAAAATCAATCTACTGAAGAAGTTAATTATCTTGAAGTTTATTTAAATCATAACGGCACTGATACTTACATTTCAGAATATTATTTTGATAATGAATTTGATACTTATTTAAATTCAAATCTTATTGGATATTTTAGTGCAAACATAGACAGTGGAGTGTTAACATTAACTTATAATAATGAAGATAATAACTCAGTTCTTGTAAGAACAAAGATTATTGAATTTGGTCCAACATCTCTCGGTATAGGCACGTATATATTTAAATCTGATGGGCAACCAGACTCCTCAGTAAAAACTGCAAGATTGGAAAGCAACTATCAATCCTTCACTGGAATTTCAACAGTATTGTCAGTTTTAAAAGATGATGTTAGCACTATTAAATCGTATATAAGAGTTGGATATGGACAAACAACTGCACTACATCAATTATTAGTTATCAATTCAAATAACGATACACAAATTACACAATATCCATTCTTATCCGAGTCAGTTTCTACAGGAATTGGAACATTTGGGTCGGAAATAGATGGATCCAATTTAGTCGTTAAATTCTATCCAGATGCTGGAGTAACAGGAATTGTCACTACACAATCTTATAGTGAATTGGTCCAAATTGAAACTGATTCTACAAATACTCCTAATGATCTCACTTACGGTACTATTTTAGAATCCTTCACATTATCAAATTATTTTGGAAGAAATAATTCTGACCTAGAATTATTCGATCTTAGTACTAATGGAATTCCAATTTTCCAAAAAACATTTAATCCAGCAACAACATTAAATATTGGCACTGGATTGTTTACAGTAGCAAATCACTTCTTCTCAACGGGTGAAAGACTTGAATATGTTTCTGCATCATCTTTTGACGGTGAGCCATTTAGTGATATTCAAGTATATGGTGCAGGAAATCTTCCAAATGAGGTGTATGCTATCAGGGTCAATGATGCACAATTCAAGTTGGCAAGTAGTGAAGCAGACGCTAATGCTGGTATAGCTTTAACTTACAGCTCCGTTGGTGATGGAAATGCTCACACTCTTGAAATGTATAAGAGAATGGAAAAAACAATCATTACGGTTGATGATGTAATACAAAGCCCAATTGCATTCACAAATTCATCTTCAGTATTAGTTGATAACGGTGGATCTATTGGAAGTGCATCATCATTCTTTGCTTTGACTGGAATCTCATCAATATTTACTGGAGATTTGCTTAAAATAGATGATGAATATGCACAAGTAATATCAGTTGGTATTGCTACAACTTCTGTTGGACCCATAACAGAAAGTGGCAACTTTAATGTTGTCGAAGTTTCTAGGGGTGCGGCTGGATCTTCAGCAGCATCACATACTGATGGAACCGTCGCATACATTTATTCAGGTTCATTTAATATTGTAAACAATAAAATCTTCTTCTTAGAAGCACCAAGAGGATCTGTCGATGATGGATTTAATGAGAGTAATTTACCCACACCAAAATCATCTTTTGGTGGAAGAGTATTTTTAAGAAATGATTATACCACAAACAAAATTTATGATGACATTTCTAAACAGTTTACTGGTATTGGGGCAACATATACTGTTACTGTTGGTGGAGCAAATACTACGGGTATTGAAACTGGCAGTGGAATACTGTTAGTTAATGATATATTCCAAACTCCAACAACAGAAAACAACTCTGGAAATAACTATAAATTTATCGAAAGTGTAGGTGTAACAAGTGTACAGTATAGTGGAATTACCACATTAGTTGGTGGTGATTTATTCATATCTGATTATGATGTAAACCAAAACCAACTTCCAAGAGGTGGAATCATTGTTTCACTCGGATCAACACCAGGTCTTGGTTATGCACCTTTAGTTGGTGCCTCCGTAACGGCAGTAATCAATAGTGGTGTAATTCAAAATAGCATTGGTATTGGCACTACAGATAATACTGGATCTGGATACAACAATATCATATCCATCGGAGTGACTGCTTATGACCCTCAAGGTACTGGTAGTGGTGCAATAATAACGGCAACTCCTGGTGTTGGTGGGTCACTAAGTTTCAATGTTTCTAATGGTGGTAGTGGATACTCTAATGAAACACAGATACAAGTATCTACACCATCTTATGAAAATCTTGAAGTAATTGGTGTTTCTAGAAGGGACATTGGACCTACAACTGAAACAGGAACTGGTTTACTGGTTTCTTTAGAAGTTGGTGCTTCAACAAGAACTGGAATTGGGTCTACTTTATTCGAAGTAACAAATTTTAAAATTTCAAGACCTGGTTATGGATTTAGACCTGGTGATGTAATTACACCCGTTGGATTAGTTACTGATGGATATTTACCATCCGTTGTTGAGCAATTCCAATTAAGAGTTATTGATACATTTAACGATTCCTTCTCTGCGTGGCAGTTTGGAGAATTAGATTACATAGATTCTGTAAAGAATTTGCAAAATGGAAGCACAACTAGATTCCCACTATATTATAATACACAATTATTGAGTTTTGAAACATCTAATCCTAATATTGATTTGAGTCAACTTCTGTTGATATTCGTAAACGGTGTATTGCAAGAACCAGGAAAAGCATATACTTTTGATGGTGGCACTTCTATTAGATTTACAGAGGCTCCAGAAGAAGATGACAATGTAGCAATATTCTTCTATAGAGGAACACGCGGTGAAGATAGTGATTTAGTTGAAATTAATGCTTCTATAGAAGTGGGTGATATCTTGAAAATTAATAAGGATAATACAAATTCCTTAACTGTTTCTCAAGAGGAAAGAAGTATTTTTGATATTACTGCTTCCAATGAAGTCAAAACAAATATTTACACTGGAGATGGTATTGATGAAGTAAATTATAAACCAACAGATTGGTCAAAACAAAAAAATGATATTTTTGTTGAGGGACAGTTTATTTACAAGACAAGAGATTCCATTGAATCTCAAATATATCCTACCGCAAGAATTATTGGTGATGTATCTGATACTGATACTGGAATATTTGTAGATGATGCACAATTCTTTAACTATGAAGAAAATGAATCATCAGTTGTTATTGATAATGTAGATGGTCTTATTGTTATTGAGTCAAATCCTGTAGCAGCAGAAATAACTGCAAATGTTTCTATTGCAGGTACTATTAGCTCTTTAACGATAGTTGATGGTGGGTCTGGATATACTGGATCTTCTGTTTCATTGTCTATTGCAGCACCATCAACTATAGGTGTTGGTATTGGCACAACAGCAACAGCAACAGCATCTATTACTGCTGGTAGTATCACTTCAGTAACCATTACAAATCCAGGACTTGGTTACACGCAATCAAATTCACCACAAGTTCTTGCACCAACTGAAAATGTAATCTATGAGAATGTCACTAACATTTCTAATGTAACAGGGTCTTCTGGAATTGTGACTGGAATTATTCCTACTGCAGGAGTTGGTGTCCCATCAGGATTACAATTCTTCTTGAATAGTGATACTACTTCAGCATACACTAACCTTATAGTTGGATATCCAATTTATATCAGTCAAACCAGAGTTGGATCTGGTATAACTTCTATTGATGATAGTGATTCTGCGGTTATTGGAATTGGCACTAGCTATGTTGACAATGTTTATATAATCAAATCTAAAACCGATTTGGGTGATGGAAATGCAAATATTGTTGTCAATATTGATTCTGGAAGTAATACTAGTGGAGTAACAACATCTGGAACTGTTACAAGTCCTGTTGGAAGATTCTCGTGGGGAAGATTGTTTGGTTTAACTAGATCATCTTCACCAATATCTATTGGTGTAACTGGATTGACTGTTGATTCCGGACTATCAACATTCCCAACAATTCAAAGAAGAGGATTTGGATTGAGAAGTAATGGTAGTTTGAGAAAGAGATTATCGTAATTTGATAATGAGTTATAAATATAGAAAAAAGCTATTAAGATGGCGGCAATTGTAACAAATCAGTTTAGAATATTAAACGCTGAAAATTTTATAAACTCGGTAACTGATACTTCCAATTCATATTACGTTTTTGTAGGACTTTCAAATCCAAAAAGTCCAAGTGCTTCTCCCCAAAGAAGTACTGATTGGGATACTGATACACCCAACCCAACAGATAGTTTTGACTATCTAAATTTTGTTGGTGATGTGATGATGTATGGTAAGAGAGTAACCTCAGAAAATGCTAGAAGGGTAGTTAGAAAAGTTGAGTGGAAACAAGATGAAGTATATGAAATGTATCGTCATGATTATGATATAAGTAATCCTGCACCAACAACAGGTGCATTAAACCTTTACGATGCAAAATATTACGTAGTCAATAGTGAATACAAAGTATACATTTGTATCGATAACGGTGCTTCTAGTGTAAATCCAACAGGAAATGAATCTGTAGATGAACCAACATTTACAGATTTAGAGCCCTCAAAAGCAGGTCTTAGTGGTGATGGATATATTTGGAAGTATTTGTTTACAATATCCCCAAGTGACATTGTGAAATTTGATTCTATCGAGTATATAACTTTACCAAATGATTGGTCAACAACTACCAATGCTCAGATTAAAGCAGTTAGAGATAATGGAAATTCAGATGTAAATTTAAATCAAATAAAAAAAGTTTATATTGAAAATCCTGGGTCTGGATACAGTGCTGGACAATATACTCTAAATGTTGTTGGTGATGGCTCTGGAGCAAAAGTCAGTGTCACTGTTGATAATGATAACACTATAAGTAATGTTACTGTTGTTTCTGGTGGAAGTGGATACACTTATGGAATGGTGGATTTGGATTCAATTTCTTCTAGTGTTGATGTAAAGGCAAATTTGATTCCCATTATTCCACCATCAAAAGGTCATGGATATGACATTTATAAAGAGTTAGGTGCGGATAAAATTTTAATGTACACTAGATTTGACGATTCAACAAAAGATTTCCCACTTAATTCAAACTTTGGACAAATAGGGATTATAAAAAATCCAACAGTAGTTGACTCAACATCATTATATTCCCAAAATACTTTCTCATCATTAGGATCTATTAAATTTGATAATGCTACGACAGAAACATTATCTGTTGGAAATGTTATAGAGCAAGAGGTGACCAATAACTCTGGTAGTGTTATTGGAAAAGCAAAAGCTTATGTAGCATCATTTGATAGTGAAACTAAGATTGTCAAGTATTTTCATGATAGGTCTCTTTTCTTAAATCAAGTATCATATGATACTGAAGATTATGTTGGTGTCAGTTCTGAAGGTCAACTTTATGAATTTCAATCATCAACAAAACCAATCAACGGACCAAGTTTTAGTCAACAAGTAAGTGTAGCATTTACTGGCAGTACACTTACACTGGGAAGTAAAACCATTTCTCTTGGTTCAGAATTTGTAAGTGGTTTATCATCACCTGAGATAAATAAAGGGTCAGGGGATGTAATTTATCTTGATAACCGCCCAGAGATTTCAAGAAATTCTAGACAAAAAGAAGACGTTAAAATTATCCTGGAATTCTAAAAAATGCCACAGAAAACAAATCTCAATATAAATCCTTATTATGATGATTTTGATAAGGACGATAATTTCTATAGGGTTTTATTTAAACCAGGATTTCCTGTACAGGCAAGGGAATTAACGACTTTACAATCAATTCTACAAAATCAAGTAGAATCATTTGGTAGTCATATTTTCAAAGAGGGATCGATGGTGATTCCTGGAAATATATCTTATGATAATGAATATTATTCTGTAAAAATTAATGACCAACATCTTGGCATTGATGTTGAAGTTTATGCTAGTCAATTAGTAGGGAAAAAGATAAGGGGACAAACCACAGGAATTGTTGCCAAAGTAGACAAATATTTGGCAGCATCAACTGCTGATGAGACCACAAATCTTACACTGTTTGTAAAGTATTTAAGGTCTGGAGACAATAATGAAATTTCATATTTTGATAATGGTGAGACATTAATCACTGAAGAAACTTTTACTTATGGTAATACAACTGTAACTGCAGGAAGCACGGTTGCATCACTATTATCTTCAGATGCTTGTTCAAGAGGATCATCAGTATCTATTGGTGAAGGTGTATATTTCATAAGAGGAACTTTTGTAAACGTATCTTCTGACACAATAGTATTAGACCCATATTCAGATATACCATCATATAGGGTTGGATTAACAATTGTAGAGAAAGTTATTTCTGCAAAAGACGATAATTCTCTTTACGATAATGCGAAAGGATTCTCAAATTATTCTGCCCCTGGAGCAGACAGATTAAGAATAACTACATCTCTATCTAAAAAAAGTCTAACTGATTTTGACGATAAGTCATTTGTAGAGCTTTTAAAGGTTGATGGCGGTGTTGTTAAAAAGTTACAAGATACATCCGTCTATAATATAATCAAGGATTACATTGCTAAGAGAACATATGATGAATCTGGAAACTATTCATTAGATGATTTCATTGTTGATGTAGATAATTCTTTAAATGATGGATTATCTAATGGTGGAGTATATTCATCTGAACAAAAGACTGATGAAGGAAATAATCCCTCAGATGATTTACTATCCGTCAAAGTGTCGGCTGGACGAGCATATGTAAAGGGTTATGATGTTAACTCAGTTTCTACAACTATTTTAGATGTAGATAAGCCAAGAGAAACTAAAAATGTATCATCATCTCTTGTACCATTTGAATTTGGCACCTTACTTAAGGTAAACAATGTTTTCGGAACTCCATATATTGGTGTCAATGTCAATTCAAATACACCAATAGAACTTTACAGTCGAAGAAGAAATTCCACTACTAGTGGGACTGGTGTAAAAATTGGAGATGCTCGGGTATATAGTTTTAGTGTATCCGATGCACCATATTCCGGAGCATCTACCGATTGGGACCTTTATATGTTTGACATTCAAACATATACTTTCTTGACAGTAAACAAGTCTTTAACAGCATCTGAGTGCCCAGCAACTTCGTTTATAAGGGGTGTTAGTAGTGGAGCAACTGGATATGTAGTTAATGCTGCTTCTGGGACCGAATTAACACTCACTCAAGTGTCAGGTGTATTCTCTCAGGGAGAACAAATTTTAATCAATGAAACCACGTTGGTTTCTAGGTCTGTAGCATCTACAAAATCTTATGGAATTGAAGATGTTAAGTCAGTTTATCAAGACGCATCATCATATTCCGGAATTACTGTAGATTTTGTTGCAGATACTGTTTTACAAAAATCTTTGCCTAAAAACTTCAGTATTACCGATACAATTACTATTGACAATTCTGGTAATGTAACTTCCCCAGGAAATAATTTTGTCGGTATCAAAACAGATACTATTATTAGATATCAACTTTCAGGTCTAAGCACAGAAACATACAACAGAGTTAGTTCTGTTAGTGCAGATGGTCTCACTATGACACTTGCGAATGACATTCCAAATGTATCTGATGTTTGTGATGGTGGTTATCCTAGTACTACACAAAAAGTAACTTTTTCCCTTGGAACACCATTAGCAAGAGAAATCGGAGGTCTTTATTCAAAGATACAGTCGGACAATGTTTCTTCAGTAAATCTTTCTAATTCTAATTTAACAGTATCTAAGCAACTTAGTGGTTATAATGCTACTGGAGGAAGCATAACAATTCCAATTAGTGATGTTGGTATTACCAGTGCATTTTTTGAAAGTTTTGATGCAGAAAGATATGGTGTTTTTTACAATGATGGCACTGTAGAAACACTAACTTCTGACCAATTTACTCTTGATTCCGGTGGAGGTAACATTACCATTAATGGATTGACTTCTGGAACTACAAATACTGTTGTAAATGTAACCGTTAGAAAAAATGGTATTCAAAATAAGCAAAAAGAATATGTAAGAAGTGAAAAATTAGTTATATCGAATACTTCATCTGGAATATCTACAAATATTAGTGGATTGTCAACAAACTCATATTATGGATTGCGTGTAGAAGATAGAGAAATATCTTTGAATTTGCCAGATGTTGTAAAAGTTATCGCAATACACGAATCTTATAATTCAAGTTTACCAACTTTAGATTCTCTCAAATTCCCATCTGGTCTTTCTTTAAACACCAATTCTATTTTAGGTGAAAAAATAAAAGGTAAGACAAGTGGTGCTATAGCACAAATTGTAACTAGAGTTTCTTCTACTGATGTTGAGTTTGTGTATTTAAATACGAATAAATTCAGAGTAGGTGAAGTAGTTGACTTTGAAGAGTCTGATATATCTTCAACTATTCAATCAATTGCGTTGGGAAATTATCAAGATATTACCAACAAGTTTGATTTGGATAAGGGGCAGAGAAGTCAATACTACGATTACTCACGAATTGTTAGAAAGAATAATTCCTACATTCCAAATCATAAACTTCGTGTAATATTTGATTACTATAGAGTTCCTTCCGATGATGATGGTGATATTTACACCGTAAATTCATATGACTCTGAAAGATTTGGTGCAGATATACCACACATCTCAAATACAGTTAGAGCTTCTGATACTTTAGATTTCAGACCAAGAGTAGCAAAGTTCACCTCTTCTGTATCATCACCATTTGCATTTGCAAGTAGAGACTTTTCTACTGCTGGTATAAACCCATCACTAGTAGTATCTCCAGCAGAAAGCTCATTGATTGGATATGATTTTTATCTTCCAAGAATAGATAAAGTTGTCCTCAATAAAGAGGGTAACTTCAGTGTCATTAAAGGTGTATCTTCTGTAAGTCCTAAACCACCAGTAGATACAGATGATGTAATGAATATTGCAACTATTGAATATCCTGCATATCTTTACAATCCAGATGATGCAAATATAACATTGGTTGACAATAGAAGATACACTATGAGAGATATTGGTGATATTGAAGATCGTGTATCTAATTTAGAAACTTTAACTACTCTTTCTCTCCTAGAAGTTGATACTAAAACACTTCAAGTCAGAGATGCTGATGGGTTTGATAGATTTAAGTCCGGTTTCTTTGTAGATGATTTTAGAGATGAAAATAGATGTGATAGATCTTTATCAAAATGTGATTTTGATATTGAAAATGGTTTCTTGCAATCTTCTTCAGATGTGCAATCAATTAAACTAGAAACTGCATTAGCATCTGATGGTGTAAATTTATTAGATTCCAATGTCCAAAAAAGTGGTGATGTAATCACTCTGAAGTATCAATCTGAAAAGTGGATTTCTCAAGAATTTGCATCTAGAGTCGTAAACGTTAATGAATTTAATGTTGTTGAGTATACTGGAAATATTAGTTTGAGACCATCCAAGGACACTTGGGTAAGAAATGTCTATGTTGATGGTGGATCTAGAACTGTCACAGGATGGGGTCCAAATTATACACAAATTGTTAAAACATCTAGTGTACCTGACCCACACATTCGTTCAAGAAATGTAACTTATAAATCGACAAATTTAAAACCATTTACAAGATATTATTCTTTCTTCGATGGTTCTTCTGGGCTTGATATTATTCCAAAACTGATTGAAATCGAAATGGTATCTGGAGTATTTGAGGTTGGAGAAACTGTTAGGGGATATGTTGATGGTGTTCAATTATTCAGTGCAAGAGTAGCAAACTCAAATCATAAGACAGGACCCTATAATAATCCATCTACAACTTATACTTCTAATCCATACAATAGTTCAATTTTCGTAGCAGAAAATTACTCCGCATCTTCAACAACTTTAAATATTGATGAAGAATCTTTGTCAGATCAGGTTATCGGTAAATATAATGGATACATCACAACCGGTATGGTTTTG